TACCGTATTGCCCGATTCAAAAAACATAGGATGGCATGGGAGAAGGGCTGCGCATGATTATCAAGGAGTCCCCCTTACCGAGGAGTGGCTGTTGAGGTTTGGAATACAATTCGGATTTGATTTTGCGCAAGTGTTTAGAGTTACTATGGAGGATAATGGGGTCTTGACAGTAGAACAATATTCAGAGGGAAGGTTTGAATTGCCACACATCAAGTACGTCCACCAACTCCAAAACCTATATTTTGCGCTGACGGGTCAGGAATTGGAAGTAAAAGAATTAGTTAAATGATTATACTAGGCAAGACCATTGAATGGATTTGGAACAGGTACAAAAAGGACTTCCTGGTACTTTACAACCGTGAACTGTCTAAGAAGATTGATGCCAAAGACCTTACGCACCGCTATACGGATAAGAACGGCATAGCATACTACGGATTTGGTATGGATATGTCATTGCCGGTTGACAGGCTAGGAAGATTATTGTCTTATACGGAGATGCTTATGAAGGGCATGACGGCAGCCGAAGACGAAGCTATAAGCAAAGCTGTTACAGACCTCCTTGAATTGGGAGTTAGAAACCCCAAAGAAAAGGTAATGGCTAAAATCGCTGGTCTGGAAATGGAGCGGGAAAAGAGGCGCAAGCTGGTAATACATACGGAATTGTTGTATAATATTTTGGCGGTACAATGGATTAGGGAAGACGAGCCGGTTGCCGAGTTCAGCAATGATATACAAATGCAAAAGGTGGAGCAATTCAAGATAGAAATAGGGGAAGGCTCTTCATACTTTTTTTTTCAAGTGCCAGAATTGAGGCAAGTAAACTCTTTCTTAAAACTTTCAATGGAAGAATGGGACGCATTTTGGAGCGAATCGATAGTTCAACAAAAAGTTCTCCAGGAAGCGTTAAAGACAATCTATTCATCGGGAAAAGACTCAGTAAAATACGAAACGACTTCAACGCTGGCCTGATGATATTGGCAGGCGGAAAGATTACAGAATATAACGAATTAAAAAAGATTTCAGTTTCAGATTATTTGATTAAGTTAGATGACTTCGTAAGCCGCATTGAATCTCAAAAGAAATGAAACAAATACCGTTATCACAAGGGAAATTTGCGCTAGTCGATGATGAGGATTTCGAATATCTAAATCAGTTTAAATGGAGTTATAGCAAAGATAAGAATTCCAGAACAGGGTATGCTCTGCGGAGCGAACACGTAAAGGGGTCTTGTTGTAAAGAAAAAAGGCACGGGGCTAAGAAAAGGCTTAGTATGCATAGGGAAATTATGGGACTCAAGCGAGGGGATATAAGACAGGTGGACCATATCGACCATGATGGACTGAATAACCAAAGGGCCAATCTAAGAGTTTGTACGATAGCGGAGAATATGAGAAACAAACAGGCCAGATTAGAAGGAACATCAAAATATGTAGGGGTTCATTTATTGAGTGAACGGTCCGTTAAAAGGTCATATAAGTCAGTAAGCGGGGAGACTATTATTTACAGCTACATCCGTCCGCAAACTTGGAGGGCCGCCGTAAGGGACAATGGCAAAGTTAAAGATTTAGGGCTATTTAAAAATGAACACGAAGCAGCTTTGGCGTATAACGCAAAAGCAAAAGAATTATACGGCGAATTTGCCAACCTGAATGTAGTAGAGGCGTAAGCCTTAATAAAAAGTAGTTCGCCTTTTCAAAGCGAAGACCTGTTGCCCCATCTCTCAGGCAGTATAGCAGAGGGTATTTTTAATAAAGGCAACAGGATGGCTACGGAAGAAATTCTACTAAAGTACAAGGCAGATATAACAGACCTTCAATCGAAGGTTGTTGCTATTGAAGCACAGGTAAGGAAGACCGAAAAGTCTTTTGTTGACTTTGACAAAGCTAAGTCCAAAGCGTTTACTATTAATTCAGAAGCTGCAACGGCCAAGCTAAAACAGATGGGGGCTGCCGTAGTTGCAGCTTTTTCTATTGGAGCCGTTGTAAATTTTGCCCGCCAATCGGTAGAAGCATTCAAGCAGGCCGAACTTTCGGCACGACAATTACAGGCGGCGGTATCTGCACAGGGCGGGCTACAGGCTGATTACGATAAGCTATTAGCGCAATCCAAAGAGTTACAGAAGACAACGATTTTCAATGATGAGGCTATCCAGGATGCACAACGGATGGCCATTCAATTCGGGCTTACTACGGATACCGTTGAAGACCTTATTCCTTTAATCACAGACTTCGCAGCCGCCACCGGACAAGACCTTAATTCTGCCATGTCTTCGGTATTGCGTGGCATTGATGGTTCAGCAAAGGCATTGAAGGTTTACGGAGTACAAATTGACACGACAGCAACCCGTAACGAAAACCTTAGTAGGATAACCGAGCAATTAAGCAATAAGTTTCAAGGGCAAGCGGAAATATTAGCTAAAACATCGGTAGGAAATGTTCAGCGATTGGCAAACGCCTATGATGAACTTAAGGAATCCGTAGGGGCCTTTCTTATTCCGGCTGTTGAAGGCTTTGTTAAACTAGCAAAGGCAGCGGTTGACTTTACTAAGGTTCCGATTTCGGACGAACTGGAAAAAGAGCAACAAGCGTTCAAGATATTAGAACTCCGGTTGCATGATGTTAACTTGCCGCAAGCCGACAGGATTAAACTAATAAAAGAACTCCAATCCAAATATCCTGATTATTTAGGTAACATAAACGCCGAAACGGTAAGCAATGAGGATTTGTATAAAGCCCTTAGAACCGTTAACGAGCAACTTGTAAATAAGATAATCCTACAAAGGCAGGATGAAAAGATAGCCAAGCAGAACGAAGAAACGGCAAGCCAGCGAATAGATGTTTTAGAGGCCGAAGACGCAATGCTTGCGGCTATTGCAGAAGCAAGGGATAAATACAACTTTGTTTTAAAGGATGGATTAACAACCGAGCAACAATCACAGGCTGCGGCCAAGTTCCTTCTGGAAACACAAGGCCGGGTTGGAACATCGTACAACAAAGCGAGAGCAACGCTTACCGACCTTGCACAAGCGCAACAAAGCTACACGGCGGCGGTATCCAATCTTAATATAGAAAACAATAAGAGCAACAAGTTAACGCAAGAAAAAGAGGAGTTGCTAAAAAGATTGAACATTATCCAGGCTAAATCAACGGATGGTGCGCCAACTGGATTAGAAGGCGAAACCGATGAGGAGCGCAGGAAACGGGAGGAGAATGAAAAGAAGGCAGCCGAAGCGGCTAAGAAGGCATTAGAGGAAAAGCAAAAAGAAATAGACGCTTTCAACTTAGCAAGGGCGGCGGCTCAAAAGAAGGCAGATGAGGAGTTGCTGCAACTTACAATAGCCGCTATAAAAAACGACTTTGAAAAGCAGCGTGAACAATCGGAATTAGATTTTAGCAAGTTTGAAAAAGACAAGCAAGCCCAATTTGAGCAAGGGCTAATTACTCAGGAATCCCGTAACGAACTTGTAAAGGCCGCATTTAGAAAGCTCCAGGACGAACTAGCGGAAATCAATAAAGAGGAGGCCACATCAGGCCGTGACGAAAGCCTAAAATTAAGACTTGCCGAAATCGACAAATTCCAAACCGAAGAGATTACAAAACTTCAGGAATCTTTTATTAAGAAAGGGGACTTTTCAGAAAAGGCTACCGAGCAATTACAAGACGCTATCACCGAACAGGAATTGGTAGGCTTACAGGAAAGGCTTATAGCATTAAGAAATTCAGGGCAAGACATTACGGATATTTCAGCGCAAATAGCAGCGGCCCAAATCGACATCAACAAAAAGAAAAACGATGATATTGTAAAGGCCGATGAGGAAGCCGCCGCTAAACGTATCGCATTAATTAATAAGATTCAGGAAAACTTTGAACTTTCGGCACAGGCTATTCAAGCAGCAAGCGGATTGTTATTCGGCGGCCAAATCGCAAACCTTGAGGCACAGGAAGAAGCCAACCAGGAACACTTCGATAGGGAACAGGAACAGATTGACGAGCAAGTAGACAAGCGACTGATTACCGAGGCGCAAGGGGAAAGGAAATCCGCAGACCTTAAAAAGCAAAGAGCCGAATCAGAAAAGAAAAGCAACGAGGAGGTTAAGAAGCTGAAACGTCAACAGGCGGAAATTGATAAGGCGTTAGCTATTTTCAGGATAGGCTTACAGTTAGCCGAAGCAATAGCCGAACTTAATCCATTCAAGATTGCAGCCGCTACGGTTCAATTAGGCGTTGTTATAGCAACACCCATACCTAAGTTTAAAGCGGGTGCGAAGTGGGTTGAGAGAGGCCGTAATGCACAGGGAGAGGACACTATACCGGCAATGCTTGATGAAGGCGAAAGGGTTGTTTCACGTACAAAGAATATTAAGCATTGGGACATTTACGAAGCCATTGACGAAGGCCGCCTGAATCAGTACGTAATGAAAAACTTTGTCGCCCCTGCCTTAAAAGACCAACAGCGAAAGTTTGAGGATAACAAGCAGAAGACCTTTGCCGATAATATCAGTAACGCCTTAGTTTATAACGGACTTACTTATAACGAAGCTGACCGTATCAGGCGCAAAGGAACCCGAATCACCAACGAGGAAAGCCTAGCAAAGACAATCGCTAGTGAGGTAGCAAAAGCCATTACACGGCAAATAGCGTTTGATAAATGAGTATCTTAGAGTATGAAAACAAACCTCACGAAAGAAGAATTAGGGAAGTCCGGCATTTATCAGATTGCTAATTTGGTTAATGGTAAAATCTATGTGGGGAGTGCGGTTAAGTTTTATAATAGGAAGGCGGGGCATATTAATAAACTAAAGAGGGGAGTACACGTGAATGGTCGTTTGCAAAACTCTTGGAATAAACACGGGAACGACTCGTTCGTATTTGAGTTGTTAGAGTTGGTTGCGGATAAAAGCAATCTAATTGCAAGAGAGCAATATTGGATTGACTTATTAAAACCAGAATATAATCTTTGCTCCACGGCTGGCAGTATGCTTGGAGTTAAATTTAGTGCAGAAAGTAAAGCCAAAATGTCTTTGGCGCACATGGGAAATAAAATTCAGCTGGGTAAGAAACAAAGCCGTGAACACATTGCCAAAAGAGCATTAGCAAATACAGGCAAAAATCGCAGCGTGGAAACTAGGGCTAAAATGTCATTGTCTGCAAAAGGGAATAAATCAAATCTTGGCAAAATCCCAAGCAAAGAACATAGGGAAAAGATATCATTGGCAAACAAGGGCAAGCAGCACATGCTTGGCAAAAAGCACACCGATGAATCGAAAGCCAAGATGTCATTAGCACAGAAAGGGAGAAAGTTTAGCTTGGAAACATTAGCTAAGATGTCGTTAGCTGCAAAGAAAAGAGAAGCAAACAAAAAAGAATTGCAATTAGCCTAATGGATAGTATCTACAAATTTTATCTTGACGATGCGCTGTTGTCGACGGAGCCTAATGGTTGGTCGGATATTAACTACATGATAAAATTCGACAAAGAAATCCATGGTAGGCTTATAACCATAGATGCCGACCTCACATTCTACGGAGATGGTTACGATTACATAGTTAATAAACTTTATACTGACGGATTCTGCTCGACAATTAATCTGAAGATACTTGAAGCTTGCGCCGACAGCAATTACAGATTAGCGCACGAAGGAATCATCTTCTTATCTCAAATTCAAATAGATGAAAAGGCTTGTGGAGTACTAACGAAACCATCAGACAATTCGTTTTACTCCAAAATATCAAACAACCGAGGTTTGAATGTTTTACCCTGGGTCGAGCAATCAAAGAACGGCGTAGAGATTGAGCCCGCCGAACTAGAAAAGATTGGATTCTTTAATCCAGTTGATGGAGTTTATTATCCACACACTTTAGTAACGGGCGACTATACCAGTACAGGGTACAGGGCTTTTGAAGTGTTCAGGTATTTGGTGGCGTGGATGACGGATGGAACCGTGGACTTTGGAAGTACGCTATTCGATACCGGCGGTGAATTGGAGTTTTTCATGCTCACAACGGGAACGGTTTTATTCACGGTACAATCGGGATTGAATCAGGTGGCCTTTGAAGATTCGTTTCCCGAAGACCTTAGTTTTGAAAACTTCTTTAAGGAGGTATACAAAAAAGAGGCCATTGGGTTTTATATCGATTACTCCGGCTTGCGGCCTAAACTTTGGATAGAGAAATTACAGGAAATACCAACAGGAACCGATGCCGCCACTTTCGATAACATTAAGTTTGGAGTAAGAACAACGGTAGACACGCAAAGGCTTTATTCTACGATTGAGATAGGAAGTAACACGGTTCAGAATGTAGTATCGCTTTCATTCCCGAATATTGATTGGCTAGGATTTAACAATGAAAGCTATAACGTATTAGGTAATTGCGGCGTGGACACTACCCTGGATTTAGTTAGCAATTACATCATTGACAGCAACGTAATAGAGGACGCTATCAATACGCCATCCGATGAATACGAAGGCCAGTTTGCATTCATTGAATGCTACCAGTTTACTTCAAACGCAAACGTAGCAACGCAAACCAACAATCTTACAGGGGCAGCGCCTCCATACTTCTATAATCAGGGATTGACAAACAACGAGGTAAGTAAAAGGTTCTTCGGGGCTGTTCCTGTTTCCATTGCAAAGTTCTTAGGTAATCAGGATAATACTTTCTTTGCTACGATGACAGATAACAGGGCAGAGATAGGAGTAGGCGGTGGCCAAACCATAGCATACGGCCCCCTAGTATTTCAAGACGATTTTAACAGCCCTAATTTTGACCCTTCCAACGTATGGAGTGCAAACGAGCCGCCAACCGCAGGGGCTGCAACTTTTATTTGTCCTCAATCTGGAATTTACTCATTCGCAACATCAATTATATATACGCCAAGAACGGACGACCCTTTAATGTTTGCTCGTATATCTATTGAATTTAGGGTATATGATTCAGGGGACAATTTTCTATTCGCATCTTCAACCGGCCCCAAAACGCTTACATCGCCAAGCGGTAGTATTTTAACGCTTAATCATTCGGCATCGTTATACTTAACCTTTACCCAAAAAGTAAAGGTTTATTTCATTTGGGAAAACGGAACGGAAGGCGGGCAATATTTCAGGATACTTCAAAACAGCACCCTCGCTTGTACTTCCGATGTAACGGGCGGCGGCATATACCATACCTACGACCCAAAAGATTATTTAGGGCTGCTGCACGAATTTGAATACAATATTTCAGCAAGCCAATGGGCGGCAATCCTGGCAGACCCACGAGGAAACATAAAATTCGCACAAGCTAACCAAGACTTCCGTAGGGGATTAATCGATACCATACGATTTAACAAAACAGGCATTTCGCAAGTAAAATTAATTAGGAGTATAAACACATGATTATCCCGATACGAAACCAACCCGTTACGTTTGCAGCAGCCGAGGGCGAAGTAGCCGCTTGTGGTGACCAATCCGGCTATTGCCAACTTGTAAGGCTTAACGATAAGATTTGTTTTCAGCTAAGGCAGGAATCTTGTTTGGCTCAGATACTTTGCAACAATGATTTTTCTATATTCGGAACGGACTTACTAGAGGATTCAGGTGACTTTTATACTTCGGGCGAATACGGCGATTGGTCAGCAAACCCTGATACATGGTATTGGGATAGTTACGGAAGGCGTGCGTGTACCATCGAAGGCCATGCCGGTAGCCCTTTGACATGGACGCTTGACCCTTATGCCATGTCGGCATTATGTACCTATGTCTTGAGGTTTGAGATTTCCGGTTATGTGGCTCCTGAAGTAGAAGGTGAAGACGTTTATTTAACCGTCACCTTACCGGATGGAACCGAGCAACTTGTAATAACGGACGGAGCTTATGAATTTATATCAGGTACAGGTACTTCGTTTTCCTTTGACCCCGGAATCTTATGGAGTGGATGCCTGGATAATATAACCTTAGAATGCGCCGGAGTTTGTTGGGATTTCGATTACCCGATACCAGAAAAGAAGCCCGTGACATTATCCGGTTCCGGCCTTTGTAAGATATTGGATTATGTCACTACGGTAACCGAGCAAACGCCAAGCCTTGCCATTGGAAAGTACTATCAGCTTTACGTCAAGATTGAAGGCGCAACGGCAGGAAGCATAGAGTTTTTCTTAGGTACGGTATCAATCGGAACGGTAGATGAAAACGGCATATTTACTTTATCAGGAGTTTCGGACGGCACTACATTCAGCTTTACGATGTCAGAGTTTTTCGATGGATGCGTGGCGTATGTAGAAATCTATCTATTATCAAAGGACTATACCCTGAAACTAAAAAACAGCCTTAATGATGATGTGATAGTAGACCTTACCACTAGCTTGTTGTTTGGCGAAGAAATCAAAGAAGGCACAAGAGGGGATTTGATTCAGGCGTGTATACCGTTTGGGGAGGAAATGTCAGGGAACATAATTCCACGCCTTGTGAATAACCACCTTTGTATGTACCTGGAAATCGAAAGCCCTACGGATGGCGATTTGGTAACTTTCGGGGACTTCCTTTTAACCAATAGCTTTACGTTAATAGACGAATGGGAGTTTTCTGGGACGCTTGATTTTATAGGCATACAAGGTCATGTAGAATTGTCGGGCGGCACAGGGTATATGCTGCAAAACCTACAGCCTGCCGGTTTTGTACAGGGCAACACGTACTATGTAGCTTTCGATATTATGTGCCTTGACCACGGCGATACAGACCCCGACTTTGACAGCTTCACGGTATCGCTAGGAACTGATAGCGCAGGCGCAGGGGGTGAAATTGTATTCAATTCATCTAACTTTCCAACGGCGGCAGGGCATTATGTCTACAAGGTTGTAGCCGGAGCGACTGGCAACTACATCGGAATTTACTTTACGGACGTTGACGGCCTTTCTAGGATTTGTATCGATAACATACAGGTCAGGGATACGGCCTGCGAATATGAACTATACCGTTCAAACTGCATAAAATACGCCAATGAAACACAGGATAACGAATTAGGCTGGCCGGACTCAAAACTTGTGACCGCCTGTAACGAGGAGGGCTTTTCTTTTGGCTTTGATTGGTCAACGGGATTCAAGCTGCAAAGCCGTTTGTATATGGATATAACTACACCCCGTTATTCATCCAAAGAAGACGAAACATACCTCCAAAGCAACGGGGTCAGGAAGCGGGTATTTGCCGACACCTCTAAAATCTTTGATTGCCGGATTCATGCCGTTGATGAATTAACACACGACTACATACGGACAATGTTCAAATGCGATGTTCTGTTTATTGATAACGGATATACGCCCACCAAT